GACATATCGCCGTCGTCAACAACGTCGCGCAACGACGCCATTTGTCCTGCAATATCGTAGGGAGTAATGTTTGTTGCAATATCTCGCGCTAGAGACAACATGCTGTCGCTTTGAACCATGTCGTATGCTGCACGTTGTGCTTCAACAGTAAACGACGTATCACCGTCGTATGTTGTTCTGAAAGCAGTAATGTAATCGTTGAACCCTGTTGGTGCGGTACTCAACGCTGCAACAAGATTTGATGTTGCTTCTTTAGTGCCTAATGTAATTGCGCCTGCTCGTAATGTGCCGCCTTTTCCACCCATCAACGAAGACACAACACGGCGGGTAGTAGCAGCACCACGGCCACCGCCTTTTCCACGCGAAGCGGCAGTAACGGCAACCGCAGCACCAATACCTGTTACTTCTGACAAAGCACGTTGCCACGGTGCTAATTGAGCACGCGACCTGTACAAATGCGGTACACGGTCACCGACCCAGAACAAACCACCAAACGTGCTTTTAGCACCGGCTTCAATCCAGTCTTGTTGCTGTCCCGGAATTAAATTCCAACCCGCTTGCGCTGCCCCAACAACAAACCCTAAGCCTCGTTCCAGCAAACCGGGTTTTTCCAAAGTAACAGGAGGAATATAACCAACATTAATTAACGTTTGTTGTTGTTGTTCGGTCATGTCGTACCAATGGCCACGTTGCTGCGAAGGCGACAAACGAGCCAAATCACTTGACCAATTAGCCAACTGTGTTGCACTTAAAGCAGCAACGCCTTGATCTGCCAATGTAATAGGCGACATTCCTGATGTAGCCAATTCCATCATTAACGCAGAATCAGACCCAAAATCAGGAGCGATTTGCGAAATAATAGAAAGATTTGATGAAACGTTTGCATCGGACGCAGCAACGGCTGGAGACACATATGCTGATGCGTCAATTTGCGCGTTATTAGGAATGTCTAGTTCATCGTCTTGGCTAATGAATGTCATAGGTTTCCTTGATCCAACATACGCTTAATAACAGGATTACTTGTTCGTTTGTACATTTGTTCCAAAGTGCGGCGCATAGGAGACATGGTTTGAAAACGCTCTAATGCTTCCGGGCCTACTCCCGGGCCTGACGGCAAACCGGACGTAATAGGACGCGAACTAGGTTCACGCAAAATATTTTTAGGCATCTGCGCAAGAATTTCCGCCGGATTGCGTTGAGCAGGGCCACTAGCAGCCTGTTGAACAAGTGTCGGTCGTGGATCAGGTGCCGTTGGTTGTTGCATTTGCGGAGATGGCATAGAACTCTCTCTGCTATTTGGTGCAGGCATCATGCGTTGCATGTCGGCTTGCGCTTTACCTTCACCGTAACGTTGACCAGCAACAGACTCAATATTTTGAGCATCTGCACCAGATTGTGTTTTACGACGACGAGGCATTACCTACCACCCATTCCTGCTTGCAACATTTGACGCATACGATCTTCAGGCCTCATCTGTTGTTGCTGCTGTTGAGCCATAGCAGCAGCCATCGCTTCTGGTGGGATAGCCCCTGCCGCCGCAGCCTGCGGGCCAGCAGCCAAACCTAACTGGGCTTGCGGACTCATCTGCGCTTGCTGTGCAGCCTGCTGCTCCATAGCAGCCTGCTGCGCCTCTGCTTGCTCGGCACGAACTTCCTCATCAACCTCAACAGTCGCTTGGAAAATATCTTTCGTACCGTCCATCATCTTCTGACGGATACGTGCAAACACAGCCATTGGCATTTGACCAGACACCACCTGCTGCAACAAACCACTAACCGCACCCTTTTCTAACTTCTCGTCAGTAATACGAGTCTGTTCGGCATGGGGGTCTTCGATCCACGGATGATGACGCTGGAACGTTTCCGCGCTAATAGTGTCAGAACCCAACATCGACCCCAACACCTGTGTGATCTGCACAATGTCGGCACCCGGAATAGCGTACGTCACCGTGTTATCTGTCGTTTCAATAGTTTTGTTTGGCACAAACTCAACTTGGCCACGGTCACCCGACCAACCAGAAAACATCGTAAACTTCTTATTACCAAACCAGCCCTTGTAACACTCAAAAATGGCTTGGTTTACTTTCGGCATCCACACTTCATCGACCTCGTGTACCTCTTGGATACGGGGATCAACTGAATATGAAGTCATTTCTGCTAGTGCACGGCCAGTACGCAACGCAGCACCCGGGGTTTCGCCACCAAACACAGGGCTTAAACCGGACGACACACGGAAGTTGCGTTCCAGCCGGTCAATCATCTGCGATGTACGCACATCAGGCATCTGATTAATCGTGCCGATTTTTTCGGCGTCAGTCACAATGTTGATTTCGCCGTCACGGCCATCATGCCATTGGCCATCAGCCAACCGTGGCGCACCACCACGGCTAGCCATCACATACATGTCAGGGAAAATAGCCTTTTCTTGCGCCAAAATGTCTAACGCCAACAACTTCGACTGCCACTTCGCGTTATCCAACAAAGCATTAAGACGGTTGCCGATACGATGCAGGCTGACCGCCCCCGGAGTAACCGCCATACACATACCTGCAAGGTTCGGCATCGGGTCAGTTAACGGCATCCACGGGCCACTAAACATGTTGTAATCACGGTAAATATGGTTACCGTCTTCTAACACGGGACCAAGCAAACCAAACCGGATTTGTTCGCTGTCGTGCCATTCAAACACATCCCACATTTCTGTGGTGTCGTATGGGCTGATAGGGCCACCGATTTCGCCTCGGGTCTGCGGGAATCGCGAACGCAAATAATCGCCGGAGTATCGGGTTACGAAAGCCACATATTCAGGGGCTTCCATTGATTCTAATGCTCGTTCCTCAGGGAACGTTTGCAACGGGTCACGAACCCTGATCTTTGGCATACCGGTGCGGAAACACGGCTCCACCATGATACTTGCCGTATCGTAAGCGTTAAGGTGGCGCATGTACCGGCGACGCAGCAACGCCCAGCCGTTATGATGATACGTAGCGGAAAGGATACGGCGACGGTCGTTCGCCATTGCCTTGCTACGCACCCCAACGTCTTTGTACGGATCAAGAGCGGGGCTGTACACGGTTGGCTTGACAGATGCGGCACGCAATGCGAGAGCGTCCACAACGTCCGTGATTAGCGACGGGGTAAGGTTTGGCATGTCCGGTTCGTCGGCAACGTCCGGCATTGGCAACACGTAATCTGCTTCGTACGCCTCGCGAATGTTTTGCATACGACGCAAAACCGGTGAACGACGATTCTGTAAATCAATCGTCATCTGTCTAATAGTTTCAAAATCTCGCATTAAATTCTCCTTATGTTTGTGGGCAGGAGTAAACCCGAACGGGTCGCCGTATACGGCAAACCCTCGCGTTGCCAACCGTTACTAGAATACACAGTTCCGGTAGGCTTTTTCCACCTTTCACGCCACATAATCCAACAAAACCACAACGCCATCACTCTGTCTTGACGCAAACGACTACCACGAACCCCGGGTTTCCACGCATATAACTGGCGGCACATCTCATCAATTTCAAAACGTGTGTACGTGTCGTCGGCGTACGGCAAAACTATTTCTTGTTTGCGGAACGACTCAGCCATTGACGGCACACCAATATCGGGATCGTATTTGTTCCACCCTGTCAGGTGGTCGCGGATAGCGAAACCCCAGTAATCGCGTAGTTCTAAAAGGTTTTCGTCGTGGACGAGGCCTTTCTGAAACGCCATTGCTTCGATAACAACGTCGGAAACGTGTGCACCGCCTTGTGCGCAAAATTCTATGACTTGTTGTAACCGGTCGATGATTTGGTGGTTTGATTTGAGTTCAACGTCTTCGATAATGCGACGTACGATGAGCCGGTAATCCGGCGTTGCCTCAACTGCAAGGATGCAATTTTTGCCTCCAAGAGCAGGATCAATACCAACGTATACGATGCTATCAGGACTAGGGTAATCACTAAGACTGATTGAAGAATCTTTACAATGTTCAACAATTTCTTTATCAAAGGTGCCCCTTCCTCTAGATGAGACACCGGGATTCTGCATGTAGTTGCGATCCCACGCCTCCGACCCAACCTTTTTACGTTGGCGTTCTAACTTTTCTAACGGCCATTTCTCAGGCCACAACGACTTTTCCTCGCCACTATCGTGATCTGTGATAATCGCAGGGAACCGCAACACCTTCATAATTGACTGATCCATGTCAGGATCATCCATCAAGGCTTCATAGAAGTCGCCTTCACCGACACGAGTACCGCAAACCGTGGTAATACCAGATTCGCCGGGGCGGGACAGCAAGTCCTGCCGGAACCAGTTAACAAACTTGCTAGTTTGACCTAACGTAGTGGTCGATTGGATGTCGTCAACGTGTGCATGATCGGTACGGGTAGACACAATGTTCTTTGATCCTGCGCCGACAGCCAACATGCTGTAGTCACGTTCGTCATTACGGCGGGCACCACGCACAGTGAACCGGTTATCAGACCACGCTTGCCGTGCACGACCGTCACCAGACTGTGGCATGAACGGCCCAAACCGCTCCACATACTTCGGTACTGGCCCTTCCGGGTTCATTCGGTCCATGACACGCCCCAAAATTTTCTGGGCGATTCCTTTGGATTCTGACGCGACCAGAAACCGGAACGATGGGTCCATCGCAAGTTTACGACTCGCATGGTTCTCAAATGTTGTTGTCTTCCCGAACTCCGGTGGCCACAACACCATCAAAATGTTTCCCGGTGGCGTTTTTTCTAGTTCGTTAATAAACATTAACTGGAACCATGTAGGAACATGGCCAAAGAACTCGGCAATAAAAGAAGCGGCGGAGCCGTCATAGCCTGCGCTGTCGCCCATATCCGCCAGTTGGCGTGCTTCATCGCACTTAGCCGCAAACTCAGGGAACCTTTGCCGGTATGATGCGTACGTAAAGTACGAAATGCCTTCAAGTTCGCAGGCTTCGGTCACCGATTTCTTGGTGCGAAGATGTTGAATAATGTTACGGCGACGCTGTTCTGCCTGTAAATACTTAGAAGTTTTGCCTTTAATGTGGACAACTTCTTTGTATGGCTCTGACGTAGCGTTTTCGTCAACAAATTCAAGCGACTCGGTAACTTCTTTCATCAAGTCGCTTATTAGTTTAGGGTCGTCTACCCTGTCGTCATCCGCCATATATCACCAGCGTAGAAAAAATTTTTAGAAAATGGTGGGGATTTTGACGACGGATGCGTCCATGCCTGCGGCGGAGATGAGTCTGATCCATGTGTTTCGTGGTGCGGGGACGCGGATTCGTTCGTCGGCGTGTGAGATGTATGTGTTGTCTGCGCCTGCGGTGATGGTGGGTAGTTCGGCTTCTGTGGCTGCGGTGGCGAAGTATACGTCGTTGTGTGACCCGTGGGAGTGGGCGATGATGTCGATGTATCGGCCTGCTCCGGTGAGGTTGATGGTGTAGGCGGTGTTTGCAGTGAGGGTTACGTGTGCTGCTTTTTCTACGGTTTTGTCTGCGGCCATTGTTATTCTCCGGTGTTATAGTTAGGCGGGTCGGGTGCGTCCCATGTCGGGCTTGGCGTCCAAGTGGCGGGTGCGTCGCGTAACTGCTGCCGATAGGTCGCCCACGCTTCACGGTCTACGGGTGCGTCCGCAACTTGTGTCCAGTCAGAGGCCGCTAATAGTTGATTACGGGTCGCCCGCATGTTGGCTTTGTAATCATCGGTCGGCATGTCGCAACGTACAAGCATCAGACCGGCCCCATATCTTCAAGCACTAATGAAACTCTTTCGGCAGAACCGTTAAACACGGTGGCCGTTCCAGTATTCGTGAAACCGCGTAGTTTGATTGTGTGGGAACCGGCAGTCGTGGAGAACACATAAAAACCTGCTATGTGTCCGTAGTAGCCAGAGCCGTTGCTGTAGGTGTAAACGTTCTGAACGGCGGCACCGTCAAGGTTCATTTCCATAACAAGCCAACCGGCTGTGTTTCTATCAAAAACGGCAACCATTCCAGAGGCGCGATAGTACCTGTTTGCTTGCGCCGTAAAAGTAATCGACGGCCCCAAATCAACAGTTGTTGTGCCGACTAATATTGTGCCGCCAGTTGCCGTGCGCGAAACATCGACAATACCGGCGGGTAGGTCGTTCATGTCGGCTGCGGTAAGTACGTCGTTGCTGGAGAAATCGCCGGGAGCGGTCATAACACCAATTTACCTTTCATCCGAACAAGAATACAAACAAGCCAATAATAACACAATTAGCCCAACCGGTTCTGATCTAACACTCCTAAAGTATTAGAATCCAACGTAAAATACACAGGGGTTGTGGCGTCACGGAAACGATCCGGCATAAACGGGATGCTGTTCTTCACCAACGACACTTCAGTATCAAACTCTGCTAACACCCGCACCCACACATCACGAGTCACCGGCACACGAACCCGATGCGGATAACCAGCAACATTCACATCATCACCATCAACCGTAACCGTCACAAGATCAGCCTCGCTGTCCGCAACCGTAAAAAAAATTTTTGTCCACTCAACACCCAAATGTCCAACCACATCCAAATATTTACCTGCACCAGTCAACCGCACCGTCTGAGCCACACCACCCGTCAACGACAAATGCGCCGAATCAACAACCGTCACATCAGCAGCCACACCCATCTCCCATACAGATCACACCAATCACAAAACAAGATACTTAACAGGCACATCAACCCTGCCACAGATGATACCATGACACCTACGTGCCACGCAGCACTCGGTCGTACCCCAGTTGCACGGGGCGGGACGGAACCCACGGGAACGTGGTCGATCCGCCATGCCCAGCAACGATCCCATCACGAACTCTTGTGGCAGCAGTAAGAGCGGAGGCACGAACCGGCAACGGCGAACAAACAAACACAGACGTATTCCCGCGTCACAAAACAAAGCGGAGGTAGTCCAAGTGTGGCAACTGGACGGGGGACACAAACACCCATCTGCACACAACAACACCCCCACACCCAAAAAACACTGCACAACCCAAAAAAACCAAGGCTGTACTGTACATACA